GTTTCATCACTCTCTGTTGAACAAGCTGAAGATTCAGACTGGCTTATTGCGACAACCGAGAAGTTTTGTCAAGAGAAAGCAGTCTACAATGCTATCATGGAGTCTATCAATATACTCGATGAAGACGGGACTAGTAAAGATGTTCGTGATAAGGGAGCAATACCAGACTTATTATCAACGGCTCTGAGTGTTTCGTTTGATCCTAACATCGGTCACGACTTTGTTGAAGATGCTGATGAGCGGTTTGATTTCTATCATCGCAAGGAAGAACGTGTTCCTTTTGATCTAGAGTATATGAACAAGATTACTGGGGGCGGTTTGCCTCGCAAGTCTTTGAATATATTGATGGCTGGTACTGGCGCTGGTAAGTCTTTGGCTATGTGTCACATGGGTGCGGCTAACCTTATGGATGGCAAGAACGTTTTGTATATCACTATGGAGATGGCTGAGGAAAAGATCGCAGAACGTATTGATGCGAATCTACTCAATGTTACACTCGATAATCTCAAGTCCTTGTCTAAGGATATGTACAAGAAGAAGATCGAGCGTGTTAAAGGTAAGACGGCAGGCAAGTTAATCATTAAAGAATATCCTACTGCATCGGGTGGTGTTGGTCACTTCCGTCACCTACTGAATGAGATGAAGCTGAAGAAGTCATTTATTCCTGACATCATCTATATTGATTATCTGAATATCTGTTCATCTTCAAGGATGAAAGCTGGGTCTAATGTCAATTCATATACATTGATCAAGGCTATTGCCGAAGAGCTGCGTGGGTTGGCTGTAGAACAGAACGTGCCGATTGTATCTGCTACACAGGTAACACGAAGCGGTTATGGCAGCAGCGACATTGAGCTGACCGATACATCTGAATCGTTTGGTCTACCTGCTACAGCTGACTTCATGGCGGCATTGATTGTGACTGAAGAGCTTGACGAGATGAATCAGATAATGATCAAGCAGTTGAAGAATCGTTATGGTGATCCGAGTACCAATAAGAGGTTCATGGTTGGTATTGATAGAGCTAAGATGCGGTTGTATGATGTTGAGCAGACAGCGCAAGAAGACGTTACTGATACTGGTCCAACCTTTGACAAGACAGGCTTCGGCTCTCGCGCCAAGGAAGATGACCAAATGAAATGGGCTACTAAGACCCAAGGTCGTAAGAACTTCAGCGGCTTTAATATGTAATTGGTGATGTGCGGGAGACTCTCTCTCTCTCACTCTCACTCGCGCACATCACCATGACCTGAGCATGTCATTAAAATGCTCATTTTTACATTGCCTTTGGATTATAAATAGGTTATAATATCCATTATTGTATCCATTAAAGGCTGGCTATGTACAAGTTTAACGAATACCTTATCGAATCAACCAAACTTTGGTTAGGGTTTGAGCACCTACCAACAGCAATGAACCCTGAGCTGAAGAGATTCATTACTCGTCTTAAGAAACATGCTGACGACGATGTTATCTACATTGAACCAAAGTATGACTTCAAGAAAGCGAGCACACAGCTCGTCATCAAGGTTACAGACAAGCAGCTTATCCCTAAACTTGCTGTGAACAAAGACTTGGTCGGTTATGGGTTTATTAAAAAGGGTGAAAAGTTTGTTTCCTCTAAGCTCGTTAATATCGCTCTTGTTCCATCTGGTGGTATGCGTGGCAGTGGTCGTCTCCCCAAGAAAGGTGAGAAAGTAGCTAACCCATCAACTGCTGAGCAAGAGGCAGGAACGATTGCTTATTTTGAGACCGCATTTAAAGGTAAGAAGCTGACACTGAAGCAGGTGTCTGAAAAGGTTGGATTTGATTTCAGTCCAGAGTGGATGCATAACTTCGAGCAACAGTACATCGCATTCTCCAAGAACTTCGGCAACTTCCCTAAACACAAGATATACTTAGACTCTGAAAAGAATGATTCTAATGTATTATTTAATCTAGCGAAACGATTTGGTTTAAAAGACTTAAAAGATAACTGGAACCCTGCTGACATCTGGATTATGTCAATCAACAAAGCGCAGGTAATTAAGCAGACCAAAGACGTTACATCACTACATGAATTCAATGCTTGGCTCGCTGATAAGTACGAGAGCAAAGAGATTCTTGGAGTATCGCTCAAGAAGATCTCAAAGAACAAGACAGCTAAAGTCGAAACTGTTTCTACATCTGACATACCAGATGTTGACTTGACACCAATGCGTGTCTTGTTTGACCCATTCCAAAAGAACTTCATCTTCGAGACCCAAGGCAATATAAGCAATTTCCAGTTGCGTGTTGGATATAAAGCAGGTACAATCTCTAAGGTCGGAGATATCCGTGTGTATCTTGAGGGCAGACAAAAGGGTGCTGATGTTCAATTGGGTTCTGTATCTGCGCAACTATTCCCTGAACTGGCTGCTCAGAATGGATTTGATCTAAAGTCTGATAAGACTAAGATTATGAACAATCCTATGAAATACCTAAATACAACGTTGCCTAAACTATTGAAGAAGTCATTTGTAATTGATAAGGTTTCCCCTTTCCCGACATCTGAAGTGCAATTGAAGGCTGGTGCTTGGTTAACATACTATCTCGAGATCCTAGCAGAAAGCGATCCAGATATACTGAAGAGTTGTTATTACTCGGCTATAAAGAAAAACGACTTTTCGTCAATACACTGTAAGGTTTATTAATAGATGAAATCTTTTATACAGTTTAATGAGTCAGCAAGTATCAAATGGAAGAAAGTTCCAGATGGATATGGTGCAGGCAACAAGAAAGTATTCAAACACGTTTCCCCAGATGGTAAGTATGAGATCCGTCTATCTGGTATGGATTCTATGAGAAAGAACAAAGATGGCAGTCAGAAAGTAATGCCTACATTGTTCGATAATACTAAAGTAGGAGGCGATAAGCCTCGGCATCCAGTTACGGCATATAAAAATGTTGGCGTGGCTAAGAAAGAAGCCCAGCGATGGCACGATGAGCACTATAATGAAAAAATTTAATTCATTCTTAATTGAACAAAAAAATACACATATGACGCATCTTGAGGATGCTGTACTTTATGGGGGTGTGAAAGGTGCAAGACAAGCTATCAATCTTCTACGCAGCATGCGTGATATGCTTTCGGGTAGTTCTTCTCGTGGTGTTTCTACTACTGTTAAGTGGGATGGCGCTCCTGCTATTTTTGCTGGACAAGATCCTCGTGACGGCAAGTTCTTTGTGGCAAAAAAGGGAGTCTTTAATAAAAACCCTAAAATCTACAAGAGCGCTGAAGAGGTAGATGAAGACACTAGCGGTGACTTGGCAGTTAAACTGAAGCTCGCTCTGAAACATTTACCCGACCTTGGAATCACTGGTGTGTTACAGGGTGACTTTCTATTCAGTAAAAGCGATTTAAAGAACGAAACAATAGACGGTGAAAAGGTTACAACATTCCACCCAAACACAATTGTATACTCTGTTCCTAGTAAATCAGAAATGGGTAATGCAATCCGATCAGCTAAGATTGGTATTGTTTGGCATACTGTATACAGTGGCTCGTCATTTGAGACAATGAAAGCATCATTCGGTCAGAAGATATCTGAAAAGCTAAGACCATCTAAAGACGTTTGGTATGTTGACCCTGAGTTCACGGATGTATCTGGTAAAGCTACATTCACAGACAAAGAAAATAAAGCAGTAACCAAGTATATTAGTGATGCAGGCAAGGTGTTTAGCAAACTAGATTCCAAGACTATGAATGCGATCTCCGAGAACCCAGAGTTGATTCGTCAGATCACAGTACACTTCAACACTAAGGTAAGAGCAGGACAAAAGGTTACAAACGTTAAGTCTCATGTGAAGGATCTTGTCAACCACATTACTGGCTTCTATGCTAAGGAAGCTGATAAGCGCAAGACACCAAAGGGTAAGAAAGTCCAGACCGATAGGCGTGACGAGATACTAAAGTTCTTTTCTAATGCTAATGTTAAGAACCTTGAAAATATCTTCTTGCTGATGAATGCGCTAATCGATGCTAAAGAAATGATTATAAATAAAATGGATCAGGCAAGTAACATTGATACATTACTCAGAACCAAAGATGGATTCCAAGTAACTGCTCCAGAAGGTTATGTTGCTATCGACAATGATGGCAGTGCGCTGAAGCTAGTGAATAGAATGCAGTTCAGTCATGCTAACTTCTCTGACAACTACATTAAAGGTTGGAGTTAAAGATATTATAAATACACTTATAAAAGCGACATCTCTATTATACCTCTAATCTGAGATAAGTCAACCACTAATTTAACACGTTAAGCCCAAGGGAAACACGTACATGTCGAAAGTAGTATTCACATTCGGAAGGATGAATCCGCCAACTATCGGTCACCAAAAGCTGGTTGACAAGGTTGAGGCGATTGCTAAGAAAGAAAAAGCGCCCGCAAGGATTTATCTTTCACACACCCAGAATAATAAGAAAGATCCTCTCAACTATGCTGAGAAGATTAGTTTCGCCCGCAAAGCATTCGGTAAAACAGCATTCCAATCAAAGTCTAAGACAATCTTCCAGATAATGGCTGAATTGGATAAAGAGTTTGATGAAGTCATCATGGTTGTTGGATCTGATCGAGTTACCGAATTCAATGGTCTGCTCCAGAAGTATAATGGTAAGAACTACGACTTCGACTCAATCAAAGTAGTCTCTGCTGGCGCACGTGATCCTGACGCAACTGGCGTTGAAGGAATGTCTGCATCTAAGCTAAGAGCAATTGCAGTTGAGGGCGACTTCGATACATTCAAGTCTGGTCTAGCAAAGAAATTAAGTGATCGTGATGCTAAAGATATCTATGACACTATCCGCTCTGTACTTACAGAAGACATGGACGAAGATAGAAAGCCATTAAGTATCTCTCAGCGTAAAGCTATTGGTCGTAGAATGAAGCGTCTTGCTCCAAAGATGCAGCGTCTTAAGAAGATCAAAGCCAAGAAGATGGCTAACACTGATGTGATTAAGAAGCGTGCCAACAAGGCTGCTATCGCTGTTATCCGCAAGAAAGTTGCGGGTGATCGTGGTAAGAACTATGCTAGTCTAGCGCCTACAGATAAGATCCAAGTCGACAAGCTAGTACAGAAGAAGTCATCACTCATTCCTAAAATTGCCAAGAAGCTATTACCTAAAATCCGTAAAGCTGAGATCGAAAGATTGAAGAAAGCTCGTGGCGGTGTCAAGGAAGAGTTAGATTATGATGCGTTGTTTGAAGCTGTTGCTCAAGACAAAGACATCAAAGACCGCGAAGGAACACAGCCAAAGAAATATCATAGTGGATTGTCTAAGTCTACCAAAGCAAAGCGTGACGCAGAATTCAAGAAAGGCGCTGAGAAAGATTCAGACGACCCGACAGCATATCCAGATAAGCATGCTGGCGATACTGGCGCTAAGACTAAACTCTCCAAACACACTAAGAAGTATCGTGATATGTTTGGTGAGGGTGAAGTTGACTCTGCTAAAGAAAAGATAGACAGAGAAAAGGCTTCTGATAAGAAAAAACATGACCGTATGTTGGATCGTGCCCGCACTTCAGACACTAAAGCTAAGAACCAAGAAGAATCTTTTGAGATCACCGAAGACTCAGCCACTGCGCTAAAGAAAAAGTCTGAGAAGTCTGGCATATCTCTTGGTATCCTGAAGAAAGTTTATAATCGTGGTATGGCTGCGTGGAAGACTGGACATCGTCCAGGAGCAAACCAACAGCAATGGGCATATGCTCGTGTAAACTCTTTCATTACTGGTGGTAAGACAAGAACTACTGGCGATGCTGACTTGTGGAAACAACACAAGGGTAATGTGAGCGAGTCTGTTGAGATGTTGGACGAGGTTCCTACAGGACAGCTGATCGCCAAGCTGAAGTCTAAGACTATCTCAAAGAATAAGTATCAAGCCGCATTGAGTGTTCTGAAGCAGGTTGTAGACCGCAAGAAGAAAGAAGCTGGTAAAGACCCCATGAAGCACGGTGTTGTTTATTATGCTGGTGTTGTGGCGCGACAATATAATGGTGTTAATCCGCGTGTTCTTGCGAATATGTATACAGACCTTAAAGAAGCTGCTGGTGAGTTTGGTACTGATGCACTGACCAAGAAGTATAAGAAAGACACTCCGTGTCAAGAAGATTGCGCTGGCATGTATGAAGATTTAGTGGTTGAAGCTGCTGAGTATAAAGGAAGAAAGGTTGAGTTGAACAATCCTTTCAGACTACCGTCAGGATCGAAAAAGAAATTTGGCGTGTATGTTAAGAATGACAAAGGTAATGTGATTAAGGTTACGTTTGGTGATCCAAATATGGAAATCAAACGAGACGACCCGAAACGTAGAGCAGCATTCAGATCAAGACACGATTGCGAAAACAAAAAAGACAAAACAACAGCTGGGTATTGGTCATGTTACCAATGGCGTGCTGGCGAAAAAGTTGATAACTAAGGAATCTAAGAAATGAACCTAGCGAACACAATAAAAGTAATGCAGCTCAGACAGCTTCAGGAAGCAGAAGAAGCTGCTAAGTATCCGCACGATATGTATGATCCAGAAACTGGCGAGAAAGAAGTTGCTAATAGCGAAGCAGAGCACAAAGCCCTTGCTGCTAAAGGCTACACTCACGAGAAGCCTGAAGATGATCTTAATGAATCATTCGAAGAAGCAATGGTCGATCTTGAAGAAGCAAGGATCAAAGCGTCTGACTATGAAGCTACTTCTGAGAAATCAAAGTTTGGCGGACATAGAGCTAAGGTCGTACATAAGACTAAGGGGCATACGATGTGGCTAGGTGCTGCGGGATTTAAGACACCTAAAGCTGCTAAAGCTGCTGCTGATGCGTATCTTTCAGGATATGCAATAGGTAGTGAGAAAGGTGCTCAGAGAATGCTGGATGCACATATTAGGAATAACAAAAAGAATTTAGTTGATCCTAGTGTTTTAGATGAAGCTGTTGCTCTTTCTGAAGAGATTCGATTTAAAGCTGGTGATATGCCTAATAGCGATCTACTCAATGCCATAGAAAAATTGAAAGGTCTAAAAGCAAAGGCTGAGGGCGAAAAGAAAAAGTTCAGTGATCCCACTTTAATCGATTCAGTTGAACAACTGATCATTGGGTTAGAAATGGGAGTTAAGGCTGGCGAAAAGGCAGAAAAACAGGCATCTAAATTTATCGCACAAGCTGCTTCTGTTATGAATAAAGCATTTGCTCTTGCAAAAAGAAAGCAGCATTTGTTGAACTCTTTTGAAGCAGAAGGTGATCAACTTGACGAAGCCTTTAATATTGAAAAAGGCACTAATGTTAAAATGAAAGCTGGTAGTGATAAAGATCTATATGGTACAGTGATCAAACAAGTTAAAGTGAACGGTAAGCCTGCAGTAACAGTTCAATGGAAAAATGGTGTAAAGGGTAATTTTAGAATGGACCAATTTGCAGCTGTAAGTATGGATAGAAAAGCAGACTATCAAGTTAAAGATGACGGTGTTCGTTTTGAACAGAAAGAGTCTGTTGAACTTGACGAAGCATACCAACAGTTCACAGATAAGACTCCTAATTGGGGTGAAGATCAAGCAATAACATTCGGTCGTAAGAAAGGTTATAAAGAAGTTGCTGTAATGAGCGATAACAATAGTAAACACCCAATGGTACTATTTGCTCTAGATTCTGGTGATAAGAATTACATCAAAGGTTCTAATGTAAAGTCTGGTGAAACTGTATTCAGATATGCCACAAAGATTAGCATTGCTGGTGACATCTTTCCACTTGTGAAAGTTAATATCGCCAAAGGAATCTACTATAATCTAACTCAAGAGTCTTCAGAGGGTACTATTGAAGATGCTAAGTTCGAGAATAAAGGCGTTAAGCTAAAGTTCTTCCGTTCTCTTGAAGGCGCGATCAAAGAGTCTGTTGAATTAGATGAAGCTAAATTTGGCGATAACGATCTTGTTCATATTGCTAAAGCAAATGTGCGTGGAAATAATAATCCAAAGACTGATAAAATTGTTGGCTATAGTAAAGCACCTAAAAATCCAAACAAGTTTCCTGATCCAAAATCGGGCGCAAACTCTATAATGCGTATCGCTGATGCGAAGAAAAAAGGATTTAAGATCGAAAGTGCAGAACTCAATGAAGATTACTTCATAGTTCAATACTACGATAAGAAAGGTAAAGCCGACACAACTAAGTTCTCTAAGTTTGATGATGCATCAAAAGCTAAGAAGTATCTTGATCGTGCAAATAAAACAAGCAAAGAGGGTGAATATAAGATGTTAAAAGTTAAAGGTGCAATGGAAGGTCTTGAAGAAGCAAACGTCTTCGGAACGCAAGACAATTATGGTTCTAGTGACTCATTGCTTGCTGCTGTAAACGCTGTTGTTTCTGGACAAGCTGAAACTGTTGAAACAACAGTTGAAGATCAGAACGAAATCATCGAGAATGGCTCAGATGAAATTGTTGAGTCGGCTGATCTTGAAGAAGCATTCGCTAGTTTTTCTGTACCAATCCCTGCGCAAACACTAAGCGGTAAGAAGATTGGTGGTGGTAAAACTCCTATTGTCGTGAAAGCTAGAACAGCAAGAGAAGCAATCCAAAAAGCTGCTAAGCAATTAGGTGTTGATTTCAAAATGCTGAAGACTGGCAAGGTGATGAAAGAAGATAACACTAATGACGACTCTGATGACGGTGAAGGTCTTGATAAAGTCCAACCTAAAGCTGTGAAGAAGAAGTTTAAGGATCGTAAAGACCAAGACATCGACAACGATGGTGATGTAGACGATTCAGACAAGTTCTTACACAAGAAGCGCAAGGCAATTTCTAAGGCTATTTCTAAAGATGAGTCTAAAGAAGAAGATAAGAAAGATGTTAAGTCTGGTAAGAAAGAAAAGGTTGACATTAAACCTAAACTAGATGAAGCTGCCTTCAAGAGCAAGTATGGCTCGCGTTGGGAAGCTGTAATGGAAGCAACTATCAAACGTTTGGTAGAGCAACAAGAGCTTAATGAAAAGTTCACATTACTGAAAGATAAAGATATCGCTCCATTAGTATTGGCATTAAAGGATAACATCTCTGTAGAGTTGAAAGATCCTAAAAATAACAACTTGCTTGTTACAATGCAGACAACTGATGATGGTGTTCAGGTTAAGTATAAGACAGGTCGCAATACCAAAGTCGGTACTGAGAGAAGTCCTATGCCTGCCATTAGGAGCGCAGTTAAGTTCTTGAAAGCTAAAGAGTTGGCGTTCAGAGAACTATAAAGAATATGGCAGCTATAAAATTGGTGTAGCTGCCACCAAGTTGATTATGAAAACTACTAAATAGAAGTAATAACAAATATATCTTAGGAGAAATAAGATGAGTTTATGGGGAAATAAAGACAGCAAAACCACAGTAGGCACATGTGCTGTTACTACTGCTGGTGCTGTAACTGGTGCGTCAAGCGCAGTTTTAACCGACTATAAAGTTGGTGACTTCTTGCGTGTTGGTGCTAACGATTATGTATTCACTGCTATCGCCGATGCGTCAAACGCAACTGTTCGTTCAGCAACTGGTTCTACAACTATTCCAGCATCTTCTGCTGCTGCATACGAAGTATCTGAGAAGCCATTGTCTACTGTTTATTCAGAAAACATTGATGCTGCTTCGATCTACGGTGCTGACACTACTGAAGTTGGTATTACTGGCGAAGGTAAGAGCGTTGCTCATGCTGGTTGGGTTAAGCGTACACCTGGAACTGGTGGTCGTAATGGTCGTGTTCAGTATGAAACGTTAGTTGCTATGGGTTCTATCTCTGGCGATGCTGCCGATGATACTCAATTAGCTGATTCATAAGGATTATAGATAATGGCTGATAAAAAGGTTACAGCACTTACTGCTGCCACTTCGGTGTCGAGCGACGACCTTTTTATGGTTGTTGATAATCCTGGATCTACGCCCTCTAGTAAGAAAGTCACGGTACAAAACCTTTTTGGTGCTGTACCGTCTGACTTAGCTATTGTTGCGGGTAAAAATTTACGCCTAACAAGTTCAACACCATCCACAAATAATCCAACAACAACATCTCCAACGGTTGGTGCTGGATCTATTTGGTTTGATGCTGACTATATATATGTGGCTGTAAGCGCGACTGTCATCAAGAGAGCGGCACTGAGCGATATTACTTAATTAATTGATGGAATTATATGTTTGACGATTTGACGGAAGATAACTTCCAAATGTTCGCTATGAAGTCATATACGAATCCCCACTGTACGGATTTGTTAGAGTTTTATGACGACCTGAAGAGGATACGCTACATTAAAAGATTGTTCAGAAAGTATGAGCAATCAGGAGATCTTAAAGAAAGGTTGATCATCAATCATATGGTTGTAATTTATAACATGTTTGAGAGTAGAGCTGCTACCAGAATGTTATTCTTGAAGCTGGAAGGGTATCTACATTACCTGAAGCCATTCTTGCTCATGATGAATTACTACCCGACTGAACTTGGTTTGGTTGCAGGTAAAAGAATCATAGATAGTGAGATTGGGTTAGACGCACACATAGTAGAAACGCTTAGGAAGATTTAATGGGCAAGATTACAGATTTACTCCTCGCGTACCAGTTCATCAAAAGGCTTACAACACCTTTTGAAAAGACTGATGCATTTAAGTTGGGGATTATAGACAAGAGCGGCAAGAAGATAAAGTCGCCTGAGACTACTGAAGAGAATAATGCTTATGGGTATTATGATCGGATGGTCTTCAATCTCAAAAAACTGCTTGAGAAAATTCCAGGAGGCAAAACTAAGTTTGCTTCCTATGCTGCTGCTTTGTTTCTCATTAAAGAAAGCCACACACAAACTGAATTCTCCGAAGAAGAAATGGTACAAGGGTTATACGAAGCTATGGATAAGATAGAAGAAAGCACAACAGAGCAAAAGGACTTCAATACACTATTCGAAGATGTTGCTGCCAATGCTACTGGTGCAGCTGTTGCTGGTACTGGTAATGATGTTGCTGACTTTAAAAAGCCAGACGCTCGCAAGAAAGACATGAAAGCGTTTTTGAAACGTTATCTTGAACAGAAACAAAAGCGTGTTAAGATTAAAGAACGCAAAGACTTCATGAAGAAATTTGGACTATGATAACTCAATCTGATTTAGATGCCGTTGAAAAATATGCCGATAGAATCTTCGCTAAAGTGGGGATTGATGTTGAGTTCACTCGACATTTTCTAGATCGTGCCAATGATGCTCGCAATAAAAAGGATATCAGTTCAGCCGAACTAATACGTCTATTCAAGAAAACATTTAAGAAACACGGCAAAGCTATACCAAAACTTGGTCCAGACGCTGAAGCTGTATTGAAAGATATGCGAACGGACATCAACGTGCCGTTCGTACTGAACCTACGAAGAGGAGAGTTAGAGTTGGTGGCTAAGACAGTAATGCGTAAAAAGAATTTCAAGACCCCTGATCCTGAGTTGGCTGTTGAGATGGCAAAGAATAACACTCCCGCTAAAGCTGGAAAGGACTTCAAGAAACTGTTCGAGACTAAAGCTCCAGTTCGAGGCACTCGCCCAACATCAGTATTGGCCAAGACTAGAGAAACATTAAATAAAGTCAATGAATTAAAATTCACTATACCGAATAAAGGCGATATTCCTCGCAACAAGATGCCTCAGATCGAATCTGAAGATTACAAAGCCTATCTCCAGCATATGAAAAGAAAGGGTATAGTTGGAAAGGAAATCAAAGTTGACCCGAAGAAGCTAAAGGCAATACAATCAGAGTTCTCTGACAAGGGTGTTGTTATTTCCATCAGGAAGAATGACGACAAACCTATCCTCATCAGCAACGATAAATATGTGATTGATGGTAATCATCGATGGTTGGCTGCTATAGCTACACGAAAAGATGCGATTAATGCGATACAATTTAACGCAAGCAAAGATCAAGTGTTAAGGGCAACACTAGCATTCCCTAAAGTGGTATTTAAACAGCACGGATAAATTATGATTAAATTGTATGCATGTATCGCATTGATAGTGATACTTGGTGGTGTTGGTTATGCCGCTAAGAGCTACTACAATGACACTCAGGATCGTATTCAACAGCTCGCAGAGAACAACGCGACATTGAAAGCTGCGGCTGAAGAGCAGCAAGCCACAATAAACACTATGCAAGAAACTGCAGAAGTACAAGCCGCTCTGACCAAAGACCTAATGAAAAACCTTCAGAAAGCAGAAGCATACTCGGATGGATTGCTGAAGAAATTTAAGAAACACAACCTGACGTTGTTGAGTTTGAGAAAACCTGGATTAATTGAAAAGAGAATAAATGATGGTACAGTTAAGATATTTGCTGATCTCGAGTCTGATACTGCTAAGTAGTGGTTGCAGTTTTTTAAACAGACAACCAGAACCAGAGATCATCACAGTAACAAAGATTGTTAAGCCAATAATCCCTATTGCGGAACGACCGAAGCAATTAGACCTATCGGACGTTGATTGGTATGTTGTTACTGAAAGAAACATGGAAGAGTTTCTTGAAAAGTTTGAGAAAGATAATGGTGACATAGTATTCATGGCAATATCTGTTAGAGGCTATGAGAACATCAGCTTAAACCTTGCTGATCTAAGACGCTATATACTACAACAGAAAGAAATTATTATTTACTATGAAGATTCGGTAAAGCCAAAAGAGGAAGAACCGACACAATAACATTGAGAATTATATTATGATACCAAAGATTTTATTGCAAGTTTCGAGAGAGCCTTTCCTTGATGAAGTTAATGCTGGATGGGCTGAACGAAATGGTTGTGGATGGAAGATAGACTGGTATGACGACGAAAGAATACTGGAGTATTTTGACGAAAATCCACTACCAGAATTCCCGAACATAGTAGATGTTTTTAATAGTTTCACAGGTGCGCATAAATCTGACCTGTTTAGATACTATTACTTGTATTTGAATGGTGGCGTCTTTTGCGACTCTGATCTAATGCTAACAGGGGATTTATCTGAGCTGGATATAGATGGACACGATCATCTATTCACTGTGTGTGACTTGGATATGAATGTGAATGCTGAAGTTTCTCTTAATGGAGAGAACTTTCTTCTAGGTACGACAGTATTTAACGGGTTTATAGGTGCGAAGCCAAATAGTGAAATCATTTATGATGCTTTGGTGAATGCTTATACTACGACACCCGAAACATTGGATCAACATTATCTCTATTTTTGTCAAGAGATGTATCATATTATGGTCAAACATAAAGACAAATATGATATTAAGTTGTTTGAAGAGTATATGATCGGAGGAATCGATAATGTTTCTCACGTTATAGAGAGTGGTGTTGATGGTGCCCAAAACGTTATCGCAGTACACTTCTTTGAAGAAGATAAATATATACCATTCGATTACATTGAATATATAAAGAACATAAAAATAAATAAAGGATAACTAAGTAGATGACCAATAAAACAGAAGCTGCAGCGTATCTTGCGCAGTCAGCATACCTTGACGCAGAAGCATTGAAGAGTCTCGACGGCTACAAGGGCAAGTTGATTGACAGAAATGGTGCACAGGTATTGGTCGCTAAGAGTAAAAAAGAATTGTGGTTTGCGTTTCGGGGTACTGAACCAACAAAGCTGAATGACATAGCTGCGGATCTGAAAGTGACAAAGAATTCCGCTCTTGCTGGAGGTAAGGTACACTCAGGGTTTCAGGATGAACTCGATGAATTATGGGCTGATTGCTTAAAAGAGATAGAAGCAAACAGTAAGTTAAAAACACCCAGAACAATCTATCTCACTGGTCATAGTCTCGGTGCTGCAATGGCAACAATCGCTGCGACACGTATTGAAGCTGAGTGTTTGTTTACTTTCGGTTCACCACGTGTTGGCGGTAAGCGATTTGTTCAAGAGCTTAAATGTCCACATCAACGATTTGTTAATAACAATGACATAGTAACAAAAGTTCCACCACAAATACTCGGCTATGTGCATTGCGGCGAAGAGCGTTACTTCAATGCTTATGGTTGTGAGCGCAACCCAACATACTGGCAGAGATGGAAAGACTTCTTCCGTGGTACGTGGTCTGGATGGAAGCAAGGTAAGTTCTTTGATGCGCTTACTGATCATGGCATGCAGAACTATGTTGTTTTGTCTGTTGAAGCCTCGTTGAACGACATTGAAAAGGTTGACAAATAATATGTATTGGTTTATACTAAAGTCTATTCTCGGATCTGTTGTCGGCAGTTCATTTTATAATTGGTTTCAAGGCACAACTATGGGCATTTGGTTCCAGAAGCATGTTGATGCCTTTATGCAATATCTCGCTGTTAAGTATGATATTTCGCTCGCCAAAAAAGACGCCAAGTTTCGTAAGCAATACCCACTAATAGCTGATCGTTTAGAGGCTTTAGAAGAAGACTTAGAAACATTATATTCGATGCAAGCCAAAGAAATTGCCGAATACTTGCGGAAACAGTCGGACAAACATTCTAAAGATAATAAATAGAAGAAACAAATAAAAGACAAACTCACCAAAGCGATAGTGATTATGAGACAACGAGCAAAGAAAGCAGAACAGATTATTCTCGAGTCGGATGAGATCGTATCAGCAAAGATCGGATTAGACATGGACTTATTCACATTGCTCGAAGAGCGCAGAAAGGAAGCAAGAGATCAACAAGACATCTTGCATAAAAGGATCGGAAGTTTGCGCGAAGAATTACAGAAAGGTCTTGGCAACTCTCACAAAGAGATTATGTCCGAGATCAAAGAGCTGAAGCAAGATCAGCGAGACCACGCTAGTGAAATGTCCGACCGAGTCGGTAAGCTAGAACAGTGGAAATGGCAAGCAGCTGGTGGCTTCAGCTTACTAGCATTCTTAATCACAGTAGTCGTCCCATATATTAAAGATCATATGTAAAAACTCCTTGTCTTATTGAGCTTTTTGTTGTATAATGAGTACATGAGTAATTATATTGAATCAAAATACCTTCATCTTCTCTCTTCTCAGCTAGAGCAATTCAAGCGGAAGAACGATAACCTATACAACTTTCGGTGCCCATATTGTATGGATTCTCAAACGAATCTAAACAAGGCGCGTGGTTATGTGTTTGTTAAAGAGAGTTCCTATATATTTAAGTGTCATAACTGCGGCATGGGCGCAAGCGTCAGCAACCTTATAAAACACGTCAGTCCTCATCTCTATAAAGAATATACTATGGAGAAATTCAAGGATGGGGGTGGTCACAGAGCAGCTAATACTACTCCCCTGCCAAAGAAAACTAAGACAGAGTTCCACTTCAAGAAGAAAGCGAACTATCTCAAAACACCGCTGGGTAAGCTGAAAAAGGTCTCTCAACTGCCTCCAACACACCGAGCCAAACAATATATTTTAAGTCGTGCTATCCCTACTAAGTGCCACTACAAACTTTTTTATGCTCCTAAATTCTACGAGTTCGTTAATGCTTGTGTGAAAGATAAGGTTCCCAACATCACTAAAGATGAGCCAAGAATCATCATTCCTTTTATAGATAAGAATGACAACTTGATTGGGTTTCAGGGCAGAGCAATAGGCAAGTCCGATCTGAAGTATGTAACCATAATGATTGATCCTGATGCGCCGAAGATATTTGGGCTAGATACTGTAGACTACCGCAAGCCAGTCTATGTTGTTGAAGGACCAATTGATAGTATGTTCGTTGATAACGCAATTGCGATGGCTGGAGCTGATGTGAGTGGCATTAATGCTGCAGCTGAGTATGTCTTTGTGTATGATAATGAACCAAGAAGCAAGGAAATAGTAAGACGTATTGAAAAGACGATACTTGAGAATCATTCGATTGCGTTGTTCCCAAATAGTGTGAAAGAAAAAGACATTAATGACATGATACTGTCTGGTAAGTGTGTCGATGAGATTCAAAGTATTATAAGTAATAACACCTTCAAAGGATTGTCCGCGAAGGCTAAACTGAGTGAGTGGAGAAAGATTTAAATGCATGTAAAATTAGTGTCGTATTCGGCAGCAGTGGATGGTTTATTTGGTGAGAATGAGAATCCTGATTTATTAGAAATGATCGCGTACTGTGCGAGGGTTTCTAATCCTGCCAATCAGTTCAACAATGAGACTTCAGAGAAGTTGGTAAAGTATCTAATCAAACACCAACATTGGTCTCCTTTAGAGATGGTCAGTGCGTGTATGATGATCGACACGACAAGAGATATTGCACATCAGATTGTGCGTCATCGTTCTTTCTCTTTCCAAGAATTCAGCCAGCGTTATGCTACGCCTGATGAAATGGGATATCCTTATGTTCTGCGTGAAGCGCGACTACAGGATGATAAGAACCGTCAGAACAGTGTTGACACTAATGATGAGTCATTAAGGCGCGATTGGGTCGCTGCTCA